CGTATGCAGAATCGTTAATTGTTGGAGGAACCATTCCGTTTGCTGTGTATACAATATTGTCTAATAGGTTTGTCCTATCTACAGTGATTCCATATTCTGTATCTGAAACTTTTATGGTGTATCCAAAATTATTTATATTTAACCCACGATCAATTACTACAACGCCATTTTCACGTAAAATATACCAATCAAAACATCTTGTTCTTAATGGCAGAGTGTCTGTTCCATTTCCGTATGCAGTTTCTTTAATGTATCTTTCGTCAAAAAATTGATTAGTATAAGCATCAATTAGTTTTCTTGCATATCTCTCTGCTATCTTCAATTCATTATATGATTTAAAGTTTGGGTCAGATACGTCTGTTCCAACATTGAGCCTATCAATGGCGTCTGGCATGTTGACATAGGGCCTTACAATATCCACCATTTGCTTATGGCTTGTTGCAACTCCGCCTATTGAATATTTCCATGTAATCTCTAAAATATTTCCCCAAAAACGAGCTGGAACTTCAGAACGTGGAACTATAATTTCATAGGTGCCAGCGTCTGAATCAAGCTTGGTTGCTGTATATACATTTGGGTTGCCAACCCATTGAGGGTTGCTTGTTCGGAATCTTCTAACTTCTGCAGTTACCGCACCGTCTGCGTCAGTTATTTCACCCGCCCAGTAAATTTTAGTTATTACTCTTGAGGCTTGATCTAAATATATTTCTGCCATTAACTTATGTTAACGTTTAGTTGTAGAAGTCTTGAACTTCCTTTGGTGTCGCTAAACGAAAACCCTCCTCTGTATCAAAGATTTTTTGAGCATCATCTTCAGACATTGCTATAAAAGGATGATCTTTTGTAAAGGTATATCCGTGGATATCGTATCTGTGATTATCTCTTGTCATTCTTACAAGCAGGGTATCTTCTGGTTGCGCTTTTGGATCAAACTTTGGAAGAATTTCAATTTCTTCTGTGTCTCTTTCAATTGCCTCTACCGTACTTTGATATACACTCCAGGTAACGCCTTCTTCTGCTAGAGCTGCAATAATGTCTTTTTTATTCTTTAGGCCTTCTGTATCAACTGCAAAATCTGTTGCAATTACTTTTAATTCAGCCACCTTTAATGTGTCAAACGACATATTTTATTTCTCCTTTTTCTAGGTCCTTTAATTATAGCATTGTTAAATTTAAATGAAAAGCCCCCAAAATTAATTGGGGGCCTTTCTGTAGTCTAATTCTTAATTAATTAAGAAGCAACCTTAACGTTCTTTACAACGACCCAAGCGTCTGCCTGCTCGATTTGAACGCCAACACGAGTATACATTGTGTACTCGATTGTGTCCTTGCGTGGCTGGAAGAAGCGGTAAACAGTTACATCACGCTTGATACCAATAACTACGTTATTTGGGAATGTCAAGTGGACGTCTCCGTGTGAACCTGATGGGCTTGCGTATGTACCTGTCTGTGTCTCAGGAAGCAATGGAACTTCAACGATTGGAATACCAAATGCGTATGGAGCTACATATCCTGCTGGACCTCCAAGAACAGGAACATCACCACGGATAATGCCAGAGGCAATATCTTGTGGAGTAACGTTCTGAATGTTCTGTGAGTTAGAGAACAAGTAATCTTGGATCAAGTTTGATCCAGAAAGGAAGCGAAGGTCTGTGCGACGTTGCTTGTACTTACGTGGCATAGCCTTAAGAGCCTTGTTGAAGATTTCACGGGAAATTCCCGCACCTGCTGCATCGACTACACGACCGTGTGTCTTTGCCTTCTTAACTGCACCGTCAAATGACTTGTACAGAGCATCGGCTGAAAGTGATGTGTCACCGTTAAGAATAAGATCTTCGATGTCATTTCCAGCTTGTGTTGCCATCATACGTGCAATATGATCTTCAAGATCTGCACCTTCGATGTTGTCTTCTAGAGACTCAGTTGAAAGTTCCCAGTCCATGCGGAGCTTCTTTGTTGTGAGAGAGATCTTTGAGAATGTTACACCCTGGTTTACAGCTGTGTTTTCTCCTTCGGATGCAAGCTTTACAAGCTTTTCTCCTACTGACATGCGATCAATTTCTGTTGTGTCAGATTTCATACGAACCGTACGTGCAACCTTACCAATTACGGTAGCATCGAACATATAGTCCAAGAATCTTGCTGATTGTTCTGGGTTTAGAAGTCCACCGTTGCCATTTTCTGAAGCAACATGAACGCCTGAACCACCTGTTGAAGAACCGAACCCAGTTGATACTGTTGTACCAGCTGCTGCGGCCTTTTCTAATAATTCATTACTCATTTTTATTTCACCTACCTTATTTTAGTTAAAGATTTCATTTACGGAACCGAGGAAAGCTCCTGACCATTTTGATTTGGATTTGGTAAACACCTCAGACCCGCCAAGGTCAGAGGACTTCTTAATTGCGGTATCGCCTTCTACGGCATCAACCTGCTTTTGAACACCATCAATGGTGCCCTTTATCTCTGTCACAGCAGCACTAAGTGCGCTGTGCTTTTCTGCCAACTCAGAAATTCTATCGTCGACGCTCTTGCTGAAAGCTTCTACAGATGTTTTAATTTCTGTAACTTGTGCAGCATTTGCTTCTGTAGCTTTTGTGAGTGTCTCTGCGAAAAAGCCTTTTAGATCGCCTAACATTTTTGCAAAATCAGGTTCATCAACCATAACTTCTACTGTATCGGCTGCTTTTTCAACGTTGTCGGCAGAGGCTTCTTCAGTTGCAACTTCTGCAACCTCGGATGATTTGTCAAAAAGATCGACATTTGCTTCATCTGCTGCTGGAGCTTCTACGGCTACGGCTTCAGTTGATTCGATTGTTGCTTCTGCTGTTAAAGCTTTTTCAACATTATCAATGTTTGTATCTGACATTTTATTACCTCCTTCTACGTTTGCCTGTTTTGCTAATTGTGTTTCAGGCAACGGTAATCTTGACTTCTTGAATGAAGCAAGAATCTTATCTATCTCTTTTGACTTATTGATATCTGAACTTTCTACCCAACCGATTAGCGCAGCTGGTTTTCCAGATATAGGTGAATCAAAAGTTTTTTCTGTGGACATAAACACTGAGTCGCTGTCTTCGCAATAAAAAATATTTTCTGTTACTACATTTGCAGCAAGGCCTTTGTAAATCATCTGTCCGTTAACCTTTTCGATTGACAAAATATTACATAGCTCGTTTGCTGGTGAGTCAACAATTGAAAGCTCAACTAGATCATAATCCTTGATAAATCTAACTGCTTCTCCTGTTGCCTTGTTAACTTCGTTGTCTGACTCTTTAATCTTTCCGCCGATTGAAAAACCAGAAAGAGTGCCATCAAGAACTTTTTCCCAAGTATCTTGTGCACCCTTTGAAATGTATGAAGTTACATAAACGCCATTGTAAAAAGTTTGAGACTTTTGATCGTAGTAGGTTTCTGGTTTGAATGAAACAACTTTACCTACTGCATTCGACTGATGCATCTCACGGAGATTTCCTCTGAAGTTTTCAAAAGCTTTTACGCTTGCCTCTGCTGTGACTACATCGCCTGTCTGGTCAACATTGTCTAATGTTGCAAAACCAGATACAGTTCTATTTTCTCGATTGACCTTAGTAAACGGAATCGACAAATGTAGATTTTCGCCATTACTAGACCAATGGCCTTTTTCAATGTTCATATGCTTAATTTTAGTGGTTTATCTACTATAACGCAAATAACAGTTGATTAAACTTATTTGACTTTTGGACCATCGCCCTTGGGGTTTCTGGCCTCTCCGCTTTTATCTGGGGCATTGGCTGATCTTTGTTGATCTCGCTTTTTATTTCCAGTGGATTTTGCTTTCTGGTCAGCCACCTGCTGTGGCTTTAAATCTACCATTTCGTCCCCGCCGTCAACCGTTGTCATATTCTTTCTAATACGAACTTCGTTTGGAGTTATTACCTGCATTCTTAAATAAATTTCATCAATACGGCTTTGGGTCTCTTCATCAGTAAGACTGAGCTCGTTGAATTTTAATTGTACGACATCTGTCTTTTCTGCAATTAAATAATTTAATTTCTTTTCAAGTCTATCCTGTGAAGGTCTACAAACCTGTTCTTTAAATG